AACATCCATCAACTGCCTCGGCTACCTCACCCGTCACGATTGACGACTTACCTTCTACCTCATTGCCCAAAGGCTGACGAAGGTAGAAAGATAATGCTTCTGTGCGCTGTTGGGTTGTTTCTGTCTCTAGGAATCCGATTGAGTTATCAATCTCAGAGTCCAGAATCGCTTTGAGTTTCTGTTGGCTCATCTTTAACCTTTGGTGGCCTGCCTAATTTGGGGCGTTGCTCCGATTGTAACAATGTTATGGCTTTTTCAAGTGCTTCAATTCGTGCCTCTAGAGCCGCTATTTTGCGAGCGCCTGCAATGTCGCCTTGTCTCATTATGATCATATTACCCACTTCGGTGCTTTGTTTATAGATTTTGTCCAGCTTGAGCCTTCATCCATACCGATGGCCAAGTACCTGAAAGCATCACTTGCATGGCTTGACCAATCATGTAAAGGTCGGTCAAAGAACACCTTACGCTTGTCGTCATAGTCCCTGCGGTAGTTTCTCAGGCAATCCAAGCCAACCTTAACCTTGGGTACGTTGAACCAGCATCTCGGTAAAAGCCGTCTGACTGCCTGAATACCGTCATCAATGCCCATCCTCGGAGCCACTCTGACGTTTAGACCTGCTTCTTGTAAGACCTCAAGGCGGCTCTTTCCTGAGCCTAATTCCCTAACCTGTACGTCATGCGGCAGGATTTGCTCGGCTGTGTCCCAATGATTCTCTTTCAGCCAGGCTACATATTTATCCAAGCCGACCCCATTATTCTCGTAATAGTCGATCAGTCGAATCTCTGAGCCTGCAATCTGAGCCACCCAGATAGCCGTACTGTCGCCCATCCCCAAGTCCCAAGCCGTGATTGTTCGGCATAAGTCATCCCTCGGAATCTCTTGGATGTGGTTCTTAGCTTCTAGGTCGTTCAGGATTGAACCGTAGTAAGAACCCTCTACCGCAGCGTTGAATGAACACTCAAACTCTTGTAGGTACTTGTCCTCACCCATCTCAGACTTGGCGGCGATCAGCTCTGTTTCAGCAATCACGCTGGTTTGGCTGGCTTTGAACTCAAGCAAACCCCAACCATCTTCTGTTTCTGCGCGATCTCTGAGTTCTTTGAAGTGGTTATGGCCTTTTGGAGTGCCAATAAATAAGCACCAGCCAAGGCGGTCTGCAAGTGCTGGTCGGACAATATCTGTCCAGATTTTAGGGTTTTGGTCGCCGATTTCATCAAGTATCACCCCGTCAAAGTATTGCCCACGAAGACTGTCTGGGTTGTCTGAGCCGTATAGCTGAATCCTACGCCCCATAAAGTCAACCCGCATCTCGGATATGTTCTCAGTGCCGCCTAAAGGCTTGACGTACTTCACCAAGTAATCCCATGCTACACGCTTGGCTTGGCCATAAGTCGGGGCAATATAGGCATATCGGGGCGCTTCTAGCTTGTTTAGGATTGATGCTTTAATCAGGTGATTGATGGCCGATACAGTCTTGCCCATCCTTCGATGTGCCACCACGACAGCAAACCGCTTCTCGTCAATCAGGTCGTGAATCTTGATCTGCTGTTCCCTTGGAGTGTAAGGGATTACTATTTTTGCCATGTGATCTGAATAGCGCCACCATCAACGCCGCTAATCTCATGCGCTTGAGTATCTTTCCAACCCATCTGCGTCTTGGACCACCAGATAGCCGCAGTCGTATCGCCTGACGTTGCCTTTTGAAACAGCGTTTGTCCTACCTTTGCGTTGGCTTTAGCCTTACCCTGCACCAGTTCGTTCTTAAAGTGCTTCTTCAGCGTATCGGAATCAATACCATCCTCACCAATCAACACAGCGATCTGTTCGTGAGGCACACCGTATCCCGCCATAGCCTCTACTTGCTTGCGTTCTTCTGGCGTTGGTTTGAATAAAATCCCTTGTGACACTTTATATCTCCGAATGTTAATACTTTTCGCTGAATTCAAACGTGGCTGTTAATCTTTGATTTGAACTTGTTTTTTTTAGTCCAACCACTTTACTGTCTTTGCTGGGTTGTTGCAATCTGGATGGTTTTCTTGTCATTACCCAATTCTTTGCGTATTGCAGCCCGTGAATAAAAGCAGGCGAACTTGTCACCAATGTAACTCGCATCTTTTCTTTTTTGTATTTCTTTGCAATTTCAGTCATCAACCTGGACCCAAGACCAATGCCTTGATAGTCTGGCTTAACAACAACTCTGTGTATCTTTTTCATGTTTTTAACATGAGGGTGTGGAAAGTGAAGAATAGAGCACCAAGCAACGGGTTCACCACCAATCTCACAGATGTATCTGTGAGCAGATGTATTGTGATCGTGACTTAAATAGTGAAAGTCCATGAACTGACGCCATTCTGACTGTGCTGCTTTTCTGATTTCGCATTTGATTTCAGGCCGCCGAAGTGACCCCCTGCGAAATTCCATTTTATTGCAGTCAAATATCCAATCAGGTTCTAACCATTCTTCAATGTCGTAATGACAACTTACAGCGATGAATTGCTTATCTTGCTTGCGAATGAACTTTTGAATTGCTGCTGAACCTATGCAAGCCACTTGTCTATCAACGACTGAAGTAAATTCATCGTAAATAAACGGCTCTTGCGAATCAAGAATCAATCTTGCAAGTTCAACTCTCATTTTTTGCCCATTTTACAACACAGAAAATGGCTTTAACCAATCAGGCGGCGAAGCAAACCCAACTTTAGACAGAATTTCTGTGATTTCTTTAGCTGAATGTTCATCACCAAAGTCATCAATGATTGATTGACCAACCCAATCAAAGCCATCAAAGAATCTGAAATCTTCAAAGACTTTACGAGCGATTGTTGTTTTGCCTGTACCTGAAGCGCCAACAATCAAACCGATATTCCACTTTGTGCCTTCAATCGGAATGTTTACGTTGAATTCTTTAGTAATAACATCCATGTCACAGTCAAACATGGACTTTACTTTGTTGGCTTTAAACGAATTAGAAGCCTTTGATTCGACTACAAACTTTGAACTCGGCATTTGTAGCCCTCTGAATCAAGACGATTGAAGATTTTTTCTTGCTCTGATTCGTCTTTACATTCAATGATGATGTTAAAAACTTCGTTATACGATTCTTCTTTCAAGTCTTTTTCTTCGTCTTCTTGGTTTTCATCAAACAAGTTAGTTAGTTCAATGTCATCAAAACCAAGCAAAGTTAGATCAAAATCAGATTCGTTTAATTCTTTAATTTCAATCTTTAATGCTTCATCATCCCAACCAGCATTTAGTGCAAGTTTGTTGTCAGCAATAATGTAAGCCTTCTTCTGCGTGTCTGTAAGCCCTGTTAATTCAATTGTTGGGACTTCTTTGTGACCTAGCTTCCTTGCAGCCAATAAACGCCCGTGGCCAGCAATTAAGCCATTGTCCCCGTCCGTAAGGATTGGGTTAGTCCAGCCAAACTCTTTAATTTATGCAGCAATCTGAGCGACTTGCTCGTCAGAATGTGTGCGTGAGTTCCTTGCATAAGGAATCAAGTCGGCAACATTACGCCATACTAATTTTCTTTCCACTTCACTTCCTTTAAGGCTTGGTGAACGGGCAACTGCTGCCCAGACGATACTATTCTACCACTTTACTTTGTTTGCCCAATAAGCTGCACTCATCTTGCCCTTAGCGATATTCTCTGCGTGTCTAGCCTTAAACGCTTCATTGCGCTTAGAACCGTCTGGACTGCCCTTCACACCTTGCTGACCAAAACGGATGAGTTTTACATCCTCACCACTCTTTGCAAGAACAACATGACTCTTGGTTGGGTGGCTTGGTGTCTTCTTTGGCTTGTTATAGCCAGAGAATTTCTCAGTTCCGCGCTTAATCATTTTTTAGCGGTCTTGGCAGCGGCTTTGAAGGCGGCAGCAGTCGGTGCGCCTTTTGTGCCAGGCTTACGCATCTTCTCAGGCTTCTTGCCTGCGGCCTTTTGTGCCTCGATGCGGTTACGTTTAGCGGAAATATTACTGTAAAGACCTTGTTTCATTTTTTAGCCTTATTCTTAGCTGTGCGCTGACCTCGCATAGGCATTTTGGCTTCGCTCAAAGCAATTGCAATAGCCTGCTTTGGGTTAGTTACAACCTTACCGCCTTTGCCAGAGTGCAGCTTACCGCCGCCAAACTCGTGCATCACTTTACCAATTTTTTTGGTTGCTGCTTTGGACATTTTCATATTAGTCGTTCCCATCTTCGCTCTCCATCATTACAGGGGCTTTTTCCCAAGACTTGCACACACGAAGGTTATGGCAGATAAATTCAAACTTGTGGCAATAACCACGACCACCACCGTCAGCATCAAATTCATCTTGCGGCACGACTTCCATCGCCTCGATGGTTTCTGGCGCGTCATCAAAGTATTCGCAGTTTGAACACAATTGTCGTTTAGCTTGATCTGGTGATGTACGCCATACGTTAGCAAGACCGCGCCAGTATTCGCCATTAGGCTCGGCGGTTTTCTTTGGGCCAAGCATCTGAGTTTCCATCAGAGTTGTGCGGGTCTTTTCGTTTGATTCTTTGGTCAAGCCTTCAATAACGGGCTTGTCAGATTCGATTTCTTCAATCTCGATCTTGATTTCTGCGGCAGGCGCTAAAAGTCCAGGCATGGCAACTCCAATAGGGTTTGTTAAATTTTAGCAAGAAAATCAATCTTTTGAAAGTTCATCTGGCCATAGTCCTTGTGATTTTAACCTAATGACCGTTCTTTGGTAAGCCATATCCCAAAGCATACGCCTTTGTTCTTTGCTTAATCTAGCGCCTGAATCTAGCTCTGTGTGGCAGGTCTGACAGAGTGCAGCCGTAAATTCGTCACTTGCTTTAATGCCCCTACCCTTGCCGTGTTCAGCCCAATTACTGTGTGCCGCTTGGGTTTGGTCTTCTATGTAGCAATTCTGGCAAGGCAAGCTGGCCACGTTCTTTAAATGCTTCTTGCTGCGGTAATAGTTAAACTTTGGAATCATCATTCAGGCTTATCCCGTTCTGGTCGCACCAGCAGATTAAAAATGCCACAAACTCGCTGGCCTGTTCTTTTGTAAACTTACGGGTCTGAAAGCCAAGCTGGACTATTCCTGACCCATCAAGGCTAGGGATAATCTTTGACCCGTTAAGTCCTTGATCTTTGACGTACTGGTCAACCAGCAGCCTTTTCCAATCATCTGCTGACCACTTAGCACCCATGTGCTGCGCTTGTTTAGCAATATCTCCGATGATGGCGTGATACTTTTCCTCTTGGTCACGGCTTTTGCTGGCTGGCTTAATTTCTAGCGTTAGCTTTCTGCCTGCTTCTAGTGCAGTCTTGACCTTTGGCCATAAATGCTTCATCAGGCTCGTGGCTTGAGCCTGGTCATCTAGGTTGTAGCGCATTTAATCCCCGCAAAAACAAGGGATGGTTTCATCATTGCCAATGAAGTCGTGCTGATCGGCAGCGAATTGCATCATTTGGGAATATCCAGCGCGGTC